ACAACAGTACCCACAACAGTGTCTGCAATCTGTCCTTTTCCACGCTGCTGACAATATGCAGTAATTGTTGCCTGGTCACCGTTTCCACCAACTGCTTTGACTTTCACCTTGTTCTTTGCTGTGATACCAACAATCTGAATGTGGGTGTCATCAGAAGAAGTTGCTTCCACAATACTTTCACCTGCTGGAAGTGTCCAGGTCAATTCAGCTTCATCATCTTTGTCAATGTTGAAGGCACTTGGTGCAGCACTAACAGCAGCAGAAGCAGCAGCATACACATGAACTGTGAATTCCATGTCAGCACTGTCATCTGCATTTGTCTTTGTACCATAAACTTTGATTGTTGCTTCACCTGTTTTGTCATCTGCTGCTGTGATTGTAATTGTTTGGTCAGTTACCGAAACAGAAACATTATCTTCATCAGAAGAAACAGCAACCACTGTTGGTGTCGCAACATTTGCCTTTATTACCGCTGTTGCTGTGCTTGAAGCAGCAGGTGAACTGGTTGATTTCACCATATGAATATCACGCTGCTGTTCAAGTACAACTTGTCTTTTTGCCACCGTAACAGGTATAGCACAGTAAGTGTCAGCAAAGTCTGTATCCGTTGGATCAAACTTCACAGTCACTGCACAACTTCCTTCCGCAACAGGAACAATGGTAAATACACCGTCACTATTAGTCACATTTGCAACATTTGTATTACTGGAAGTACCTGAAAAAACACCTGCACTTGGATTTGCAGCGGTAATTGTTACCGCCTTGTTCGTTTCATCCAAATAGATTGTCACAGGTTCATATCCACCAAGGTCAACAAATGGTTTATAACCACCACCTGCTTCACTTGTAATACCGAATGTTGCAATCACTTCTTCAAGTGTAAGCTTCTTGTATGTTCCAGGAAGGGTTGTGATGCCTTCACCCTCGTCTTTGATGGTCACCACTCCGCTTGAACTTATAGATATAGACACAAGCGGATATTTGTTTGATGTGTTCTTTGCCAAAGCATAGACACGATTTTCAATTACGCAAAACATCTTTTCAACCCCTTTCAGATTATTTTAATCAACTTTTTAACCGTTGGAAACGATTCTTGCAATTGCAATGTTCTTCGGATTTCCTGAAATTATCCAGTTAGAAGAACCGCTTGCACCTGAACCAAGTTGTGCATCTGTCGGGGAAGCTGTGTAAGCAGCATCAGGTCTGACAAAGCTGAAACCATTCGGATGATAGGTTTCACGAACTCTTGTGATAAGTTCATTGTAACCACCATTTGTCTTTGCTTCTCTTGCGATTTCAACAGGTGTGTCCACAGGGGCAGGGGCATACTGAATTGCACCGTTACCAAACAGGTAAGTGGTATATTCTTTTGCACCTGATGCACTTGCACTGTCAGCAACAGGAACACCATCATCAATCAGAACAGTCAGACCATTGTAATCTGCAAGTCTTAACTGTCTTTGAACACCCATGAGGTCTGTGTACTTGCGGTATTCAAGAAGTTCAAGTCCTGCCAGTCCATTTGCAACCTTACTGTGCATGATTGCAAGGCTGAATTCATTGAAAGCATCACCAACAGCCTTCTGAACAGCATCACCTGCTGTGGTTGCACCAACCTTGTTGCTTGTTCCAACAGTGCCAGTTGCAGTTGCAATGCTGAAAGTGTGATTCTGCCATTCATCCCAAACAGATTCACCATCATCAGCAATATTGTAAACACCGTTCAATATTGCAAGGATGACTTTCTGTCTGTACTTCGCCCAGTATCTTGCCACCTGTGAAGTGATTTGCTTCATAGGATCAGCACCGCTGTTGAAGTCACGAATGAAATCTCTGTCCTTCCAACCTTTTGCCCTACCATAGACAATACCGCTTTGGGATTTGCCTGTTACTTCTTCGGTTGAAATGTTTGCTGCTCCATCATAGTTGTCAGGTGTTCCACCAATCACCGAATAGAAGGGGATAGTGTAGTAATCTGAACCATTGGAAATAAGTTGCTTGATCTTGTCATTTGCCTGTACTGCACCACTGTTCAGCAAAGCTGTCAGTGTGGGGTCTTTCTCATTCTGCCAGTTAAGCAGAAACAGTTCAGGATCAAAGGGAAAATTCAAATAATTAGCCATAATAATTTACCTACCTTTCAAAATTTAATAGTTCTTTCCAGTTTTCGTTTTCGGTTTTGAACCGAATTTGTTCTTCTGTGCTTAATGCAAGGAATTTGTCAAGGGTCAATACATCAGCATCTTCCTTTCCTGTTTCCCCAGGAACTGCACCCTTCATTTTGGTCTGCTTCGCTTCGGTATCAAATAGGAACTTGGAATCTTCTGCACCCTGCAATTTCTTGATTTGGTCAGTCAAGCCTTTGACCGTTCCATCTTCAAGAAGTTCTGCACCTTCCAGTTCAAGCAGTGCCTTGACCGCTTTCACATTCTTTGCCTTTGCATCAGTAAGTGCAGAATCAATTGCAGTGTCAAGCTTTAACTGTTTGATTTCAGCAGCATGTGCTTCATCTTTTGTTTTGTTGTCTGCTTGAAGGGTTTCAATCTGTTTCTTCAAAGCTTCCACATCACCTGTGGAATTCTTCAAAGTTTCAAGCTGTGTGTTTCTCTCTGCAAGTGTGGTTTCCAGGGTCTTTTTTTCGGTATTGACTTCATCAAACCTTGCCTTTGGGATAAACCCCTTCAATTCTTCCGCAGATGCATCAGCAACCTTCTTTGCAGTTTCGTCATCCAATCCCAATTTCACCAAATCTTCTTTTTTCATGTTCTTAACCATCCTTTCAAATTCATTTTTATCCTGGTTCAGTCCAGTATTATTTGTCTTGTTCTTTTTCGCCTACAATACCAAAAAGGCGGTTTTTCACTTTAATGAATCAATCTTTGCTTGAACCATATCAATGTAATTGTCATCATCTGACGCCCTGATATGACTTTCTAACAACCAAACACTGTTGGTCTTGGGAAGTAGTTTTCTTTCTACATTCCGTTTTACTACACAAGCAATTCCACGCTGCTGAACATGGGTGTGTCTGCTGAAATCAAGTGGGTCAAAGACAATGTATGATTCATTCAAGTGTGATTTCTTGATTTTCAGCAACAAATCACCCCTTTTCAGAAAATCCCTGAAAAAGTGACCCTCTAAAATGCGTTTTAAGCCACTTAAAAAAGTTTTTAGGGATATATGTACCCCTTAAAAATCAACATTTCATCACAATCACCCCTTAAAAATTGACATAGAAAAAGCACCCTGTTCAGGATGCTGTCAGCATGGAATATTTACTTTTTCTTACCCATCAAGTTGTTCAAATGCTTCTTCAACTGTTGACATTCTGATGCTGTTACCTTTGACAAGAACCATCAGGGGAACACCAATGAAGGAAGTATCTTCACCATCAAATACTGGTTCATAAGCATCAAAGCCTTTCCATTTTCCAATGGGAAGAACATCATCATAACCTTGCTGCTTTGCAAACTCTTTTACTTGCTCAATCTTCATTTGGTCACCCCTTCCAGTATGTGATTCACCATGTCCAGGTTGAACATCTTATCATCAACCCTTAATATTTTTGGTGGTGTCACAAACTTATTACCATAGACTGTTGTTGTGAACTTCATTCTTCCAATGTAAGCATCAATTTGTTTACCAGTGTAAGTCCTTCCAATCTGTGGGTCATACAATGTCAAAGCACCATCTGCATCCCTGCTCATGGAAATAATATGACCTGACCTACTTCTACCTTTCCATGAAAATTCAAGGGTATATCTTTTGTTTTTCTCAACAGTCTTTTCAAGGAAATTAGAAAACTTCTTCACTGTTGTTGCAGTATCATCAAAGATATAAGCAGGGTGTGTGCCTGTTGCAGGGTCAATCCATGCCAAGTTGGTTTTTCTTGATAATTCAGCAAGCTTTGAACCTTTTGTATTCGGTAAAGTCTGAACATCATACCCACGCAACCTTGCTTCATAACTAACCACGCAACTTTGACAGTTTATAGTATAACCGCCATCTTTGTTGAAGTTCGGATTTGGTTTCCCATGGTTAGCTTCATCAATGGTCATTTCTTTTCCACGAACCACACCTGCAATTTCTTTAGGGTCTGCATTCTTGACCTTCGCCAATTCAATCTGCAACTGCTTGATTTCTTCTTCCAGTGATTTTTTCTGTTCAGCCAAGCTGACTAATTTACTTTCAGTATCACTTATATTATATGTCTTTTGCCAGGACTTCCAATCAAAATATTCATCATATTTTTTCAGGTCATTTTGAAGCTTGAACTTTTCATCTGAAAGCTTGTAATACTGTGAATTTGCTTCATCAATATCAAAGGTTTCATTCCAGGCTTTCCATTCAA